TGAGAGGCCAACTGAGCCAACCTTTTAACCTCATCCACAAGCTCGACTCCTGCTACCTTGGCAAAGTCTGGGATTGGAGTTGTTGCAGCGGGTTCTGGTGATTCAGCGACTACGCTTTTTGACGGGCGTTGCTTTGCTTCTAGTCGCCATGTTTCGGCGTCCTCTTTACTTGTTAATGGCATACCTCTTTTAACAAGCTTTGCCACATACGGCTGTGATACCCCCCACTCTTTAGCTAACTCTGTTTGCGTCATATTACCTCATAACCTGTCAAATGGTTATAATTGACACCTTGGTTATGGGGTGGGCAAAGCAGCTCTTACCTCTGTTTGTGGATTTAAGTACAAGGACACATACAAGGAATGTGCCTTTATGCTGGTACACTCTAAAATTGGAACTAGCAGCAACTACGTAGGATTGAATAAGCAGGGAGCTTGGTTTGATAGTCCACTACATTTCTGCACATGGTTAAGCAACCGACGTATATTTAGACAAAAAAAGAAGCTAGAGAATAAGAAGCTTAGAAAGGAAATAGACAGGGAAGTAAAAAAGAATAGATGGCGGGACGACGCTGATTTTAGGCGACGAGTAGTCGAGAAAAGACGACTACACAGAAACCTAAACAAAGACAAAACAAGAGCTTACGCATCAAACTATCGCAAGTTGCGAAGGCAGAACTATGGCATCAGATTAAAAATGAATGCAAGGTCTAGGTTTGGGAAGGTAATGAAAAAGATTAAGGGCGTAATTGTTACAGAAGGCTTTAACGAGTTTATTGGTTGTTCTTCAGCTTTTTTAAAAAGACATATCGAGAGCCAATTCGAGCCTTGGATGAATTGGGATAACTATGGGCCGGGATGGCAGATGGATCACAAAATACCATTAAAGCATTTTGATCTACTTAATCCAGATCAAGCCAAGTCAGCCTTTCACTTTTCAAACCTAAAGCCTGTTAGCGCTGCCTATAACGCATCTAAGCAGGCACGGTGGTCAGACGTATAACCTAACTATTTGACTACTGTATTTGCCTGATATTCGGGAGTCGTTTCCACCGCGATGTTTCTACTCAAGGAGACTACTAGTGTAGAAAAAAAATTTCTACTCAAGAGATTTTGGCCTGTCCTACTCAAGAGAAAAAGCCGCGCTCTACTCAAGAGAATCTGTGCCCGTCTACTCAAGAGAATTTGCCCGCTCATACTCAAGAGCCTTTGCCCGTCAGCTCAGTGTACTTCTTGGCGATCGGCTCTGCGTAGCGGATGAACTCTGTACGCATGTCGGATGTCCAGGCTTCAGGCTTGGATCTGTTGGTGAACCACTGACTGACTTTAATCAGCGGAAAGAAGAACGGTTTGCGTTCGCTTGGTACGGATGTCGTGATCGGATCGGGTAGCATCTCTGTCCATAGCATGATCTGGCGCAAGGCGGCTGGGTCACCGTCTTGCAGTTTCTTCTGATGTGCCGCTACACGTTCTAACCGCTTGCCTTGCTCATCAGTTAGATCAACCGACTCAAGCAAGGCAGACACGTTATCACCTTTAGCCCTTGCGTTAGATATGATGGCACCGGCCTGTGCTGCTAGGCCAATCACCTCACCCATCTGCTCAAGCGTTTCGGTACGCCTCTTGTTTAGCTTCTTGATTACTTCTTTCAGTTCTTGCATCTGTCCCTGCCTTTCAATAGTGCGGCGTTGTTAAACTTAGGAATCTGACGACGCCGCTTGTCGTGGTGCTTCCTTGCTCTGAGGTCGTATGCCTCACGAGCCTTTTGGCTTTTCTGTGCTCTAACAGGCAAACCAAGGCGATCAGTTAGACTGAGCACCCGCTTGCTAAAAGCCTGCTTGGTAATCTTGTGCTCGCTTGCGAGCTGGGTCATGGACTTAGTCGATCTGTTAAGCACGACCGCCAGCACAGACTGCTCCAACGTATCGGCCATATTCTGAACCGCTGGGTGATCTGGGGCCTTAGTTATCAAGTAATGAAACACCTGAGTGGTCAAAGCCACTGACGACGTTGTAACAGTTAGACCTAGCTCACAGAACGCCTCATGGACTAAATCCGCTATGCCATCTATCCGGGTGGATATGTGGGCTGAACCGCATGGGATCCGTTCTAACGCTTGCTGATCTATCATATTAAATTAACCCCCTTAGTGCAGTCGTTAGTGCAGTAATGGAAACGGCCGTCTGCATTAGTGCAATAATAGGCCCTAAAGGGCCTTTATTACTGCACCTACATGCTCCGCAATACTGCACTAGTGCAGTAATAGTTATTGCACTAACTCTAAAATGGCTCATTTGTCACCTTTTTGCTGAATAAGCCATCGATGGCTTCTTCGATCAAACCGTCAGCTTTGGCCCGCTTTACGCGTTCCTTTGCTTGCCGTTCCTGTAGCCCAGTGGCCTGCTGTACGAATGTAACAACTTGGGTGTACTTTGCCCCTTCAGGTAGCTTTGCCCAATCAATCGACGTTGCCCTACGGCCTACTGACTTTTCAGGCGCTCCCACCTCAATCCACGCCATGCCCTTGTCGGCATGCTTTAAGTGAACTAGAGGCTGCGTCTTGCTGGCAATTAAATCGCTCGCAGTTACGCCAGAACGCAAGCCAGACCGCTTTCCGCGCTTAGTCACCTCCAGCTTGTACGTGTACGTGCCTTGCTCATCCTGGCCACAAGGCGACAGCATTAAAACGGCTCTTGCCCAATTCGTGAGCTCGCTCGATCCAAATCCGCTGTATGCCTTGTCGTGCCCTTGGTAACCGCTGCCGTCCCGTGTTGGCTTTGGAGTATGGTGCATAAGCATCCAAGCAAATCCGCCAGATAGGGCGAGCGGGTTAAGCAAATTACGCAAAAAGCCACCGGCCGTCTCTTGGCTGGATAAGTCGCCACCGATAAAAGCCAGCAACGGATCTACCCAGGCTAGGTCGGGCTTATGCTTTTCAGCTAGGCGACGCATCCTATCGACGAATCGCTCACCCGTGGAAGTGGAGTCACGCACGATCACAATGTTTTGCTTAACACGATCCAGCTCCTCTGCGGTCAAATCCAGCGCCTTTAAGATGCCTTGCAACGCCTCCGCCACATCGCCCTCGTCGTTCTCGGCCTGCACGATTAGCGACTTCAACGGCTTGCCATGTGGCGATATGCCAAACAGATCACGCCCAGCCGCCCAGGTGATAGCGGCCTGTAAGCACAGCACGCTCTTTCCAAGCCCGCTGCTTCCCACCCACAACGCCGAACCGCCACGGCATATCCAACGCTTGCCTAGCAGTTGCGTTATATCCGCATCCTCCTTGAAATTGACCAACTGCTCCCAGCTATACGGCTCTGGAATATCACCGTAAATCGTGCGCTCCATCCACTCCATGTAGGTCAAGGTCGGTGCGCCACACTCGACTAACTCTTGCTGTAAGCCTGTGGCCGTCCTCATCGCACCCGGCAGGCGCGACAACCGGCCTGCGTCCTTGTTCGCCGGATCGGGCTTACTGTGCTCAAGATGCTTGTAGATAAAATCTACTCGTTCAGCGAACTCCTTGGCGTTGGCTGCCCGAATCTCCACCCATGCGTGTAGGCTGCGCGATCCGCTCTTAATGATGGACGACGTAGGCAGGCCACTGCGCTTAATGATGGCCCACTGTTCAGCCATCGTGCTTTCATCGAATTCGATTAGGCAGTGGCGATATTTGACGATCGATTCAGCTTTCCGATTCTTTCCGTTGTTAGCGTTGATCGACACATAAACGCCCACTGCATCACCTTGCCACTCCTTCAATCCGTCGGCCTTAAACAGCTCTAGCCATTCCTCACGGCTTCGCGTCTCCCCAGCACCGTCCGGCCGCTCGCGGTCGCCGTCCTTAATCGATCGGCAGATGTTAATCTGATCGCCTACGTCGAAGCACGTGGTTAGGAATTTATCTACCGGCCCACTCTCCACGCTAATGGGCATAGGCGGCACTGGCAGATCCTCACGAACGATCGCCCCATTCTGGTAACCATACTTAGCCTTCGGCTTCCACGGCTCTCTGGCTGGCTTGCTGTATGCGGATATGACGGCCTTAACTGCCTCGTTCTGCGATAGCCCGACCTTAAACGCCCACTCTTCTGCGTTGGTTGTGGCGTCGAACTCGGTCAGCCCTTGGTCACGCCACTGGCACGCCAGCTTAAATAGTTGCGTGTTGCGCTCACCTTCAGCGGCCCCGTTGCGATGGATGGCCTCAATAGCTGGTGGGAGGGGTGCGATCATTTTTTAGCGAACGCCCCCAGCGCCTTGACGATCACATACTCAATCACAGCTTCGGGGTCTTTCTTTAACTGCTTCAGCCCAAATGCGTGCAACGCCTTGGCCGTCCTAGCGTCATAGGTTACGTCGACTAGAACCTGCTTTGGTGCAGGGCGTGCTTTGCCAAAAGTAATTTTGCCTAGATCCTTCATTTGCGTTTTCTCCTCTTTTTGCGTGGCTTCACTTCCTTCCAAATTTCAAAGTCCTTGTCGCAATCCACCGACAACAGCATCAGCCGCTGATACAGCCACCCGCCCCAGCTCCACCGGGCGATCGTGCGGCTGACCATGTCTCCTAAGTAATAAAACAAAATTGAAAGCAGCTTCATTTCTTGGCCTCCATCGCCTTGGCTTTGTAGCCTTCGGCCTGCTTCAGCATTTCCGTAGCCATAAGAACGGCCAGATCCAGCCGGGTGCGTACTGCGTCGTACTGCTTCTTCAGCAAATTCTTCTTCGCACGTTCGAGCACGGCGAGATGCCAGGTTAAACGCTTTACGCTCACCACTGCCCCATTCCCCAACGGTGGCGATTGGCACGGGCCTCTCGCACACAGTCGGCGTACTGCTCCGGCGTGTAAGTGCCGATGACGCGGGCATCAAAGAAAGTGATGAGTTGCGAAAGGGTCATTCTAAATTTCTGGCACACGCAATCGCCGCCTCTGTCGCCTCTTGTTCTGATTGTGCGTCTACTTCCAAGACGCCAATCCTTTTGCCCGGCAACCCACACGATATTCTGCTTGTCCAATGATATAGGTCGTTATCAAACCAAGTATGTACGTTTGCCCAATCGTCACCGTGTGGAGCGTTTTCGCCTAATCGCGGATCCCATTTATTAGGATCGTTAGTAAAAAAATATCCTTTTACAGTTTTCACAGCACCGCCTTCGGCAGCGGCCCCGCCAGCTTGTACACGTATTTATTGCGATCGTATTCGAGCGGATAGCCAAAGAAGTCACGCAGCAGATCGATGTCCCGCTGGATGGTCTTGTAACTACATTCGAGCTTAACGCCCAATCTTGCACAGCTAGGCAGCGTTAGATCCCGCCGCAACATTTCGGCGATCACACCTAGGCGGCGGAACGTAGGCCGTGTGTCCCCAAAGCCAGCAGCCCGATTGCGTTTAGACGCGAGCCTAGCGGCTGTAGTGCTCACTTCATCACCTCCACCATCGCCACCTTCGGCAACCGCATCGCGTTAAACTGCTTTTCGCTTGCGGCAAACACGTCCACCACGGGCAACTTTCCGCCGCTCGCCTTTTTGCTCTTAACGGCAGTGCCAGTATCTACGGCTACCCACTCCCGCTTTCCGCCCATCACGCGGATCTTTGACCACAGCGGAATGATGTCTGGATCGACGGCGCAGTGACGACCGGCACGCAAGCGTGTTCCAGTGCTGGATTGATAGCGACTGCTCCACTCGTCCTCACCCGGCCAGTAGCCAGTGATCCGCACCTTGATTTTTTTCACGTCGATCTTCTTTGCGATCGGGCGCAAATCGATTAGTGCGTTACTTAGCTTTGTCGTGGTAAAGCCAAGCAGAGCGAGGATTGAAAGCAGCGTCCTCACAGGCCCGCCCTTATCCGATCGATCAGATCGTTTTCTCGTCCTTCAGCAGCCGCCAGCGCAGCCTTTGCTTCCGCCAGTTCACGGGCCAGCGATCGCACGCGGTTCAGTAACTGCTCTTGGGTGGATTGTTCGGGTAGGATTTCAATCACAACTTTACCTCCCGCGGGTCGTACTTCTTCAGCCAGCGCCACACCTTGCAGATAGACGTGAATGCCTCAAACGCCTGGGCAACTTGCTCGGCCGTATAGCGAATGTCCTGCAACTGGCCGGTGACTGGATCAATCAGAATGTTTCGGCAGGCCATTCCGTCATCCGTGAAGGCGTACGCGTAGGCACTAAGCTGCAAAAGATCAGTTTCATAGCCCGATGCTTTTGAGATGCCTTTTGCGTCCTTCTTAAATTTCCTTGTCTTAAAATCAATAACTTCCATCTCGCCGTGGATCTGAGCGATCAAATCCACTCGGCCTGCGTAACCTTCAGCCTCATTCACTAGCACGGATTCACTGGCGTGAACTTTGGTCACGCAGCATTCCCGCCATTCCTTTAGGCCCGCATAGTGCTCCTCGTATCCTTTGACCAAGTCACCCGGCTCCTCGCCATTGATTATAATTTCAGCCAGGGAATGAATGTGAGTACCGCGCAGTGCGGCCGCCTCAACTTCTTTCCTGCTGTCTAGTACCACCCGCTTGGCAAAATCGCTATCTGCCTCGCCATCGTTCCGTGGTAGCGACAGGGCGGATAGAATCGCCTGCTCCTCCTTCCAATTCATCAGACCCTGCTTGCTAGGGCCAGCCGCTCCTAGAATGGTCGTGACAGATGGATATGCGCCCACCTTTCGGGCGGATCGCAGATCACCGTGGCACGACTCACCCGACGCTAGGTAATAGTGCGACGACTCCGTCTTTGCCGTTGCAATAAGCGCAGCCATTACTGCCAGTCCTTCAGCAGTCGCATGGTCATAAGGGCCAGCACGACTGCGGTTGTGGGGAATACGATTTGAACTACTAAAGTTAGGATTTCCATGGGGGGTATTCTTTCTGGCCTCGGCGGGATAGAACCACCTCGGCCAATTTGGCTAGAACGGCACGGGTGTTCCGTCGGCATCTAACTCGACGACGGCTGGTTTCGGTGCGCCAGGGCGATTGCATTTCCTAACGTAGTCCTTCTCGACTTTTATTTTGTTTGCACCGGCAGGCAGTACCGCCTGCACATTGGCGTAGGTTGATCCAT